GCAGCTATTTGGTCAAATTGCTCTGCCAATAAACTGCGCCTATCTTGAGCATTGTTTTTGGTAGCCATTCCTGGTGTGGAACTCTTTACCGAAACCGCATTAGCCCTTGCAGATTTCGCTGCTCGGTCTGCCGCTACTCGTTTTGCGTTATCCAATTCGGCCTGTTTGCTGACTTGAACGCTGTCAAATAACTCAGGGTCGAGGCGCACAGCTTTCTCATATGCGTCCTCTAACGTCTGCGCTACGCCACTCTGTAGGAGTTGAATCATAGTCGGACGCGCTTCTTCAAAATGTTCGGCTTTAGAACTAAATTTTTCAATTTCGCCTAAAAGCTGTTGATTTTGCGCTTGCTCTTGCTGCTGTTTCCAACCTATGACCTCGCCACGAACATTATTTAGTTCGTTTTGTAGTGCATAAATTGTTGGGTCAACCCCTTGTTGGAAATTGACTTCATTTAAGTTTACCCCATATTGTTGCGCTAATCTACTAAATAATTGCAATTTTTCTTGCCCATTACTTGTACGCAACATATGGTCGGCCTCTAACAAGGCTTTGACCGCTTTTGGGGTATCTAAACCCATCCCTTGAATTGTCTGCAAATACGGGTTAACAACCTCGTTAATTTGATCCGCAAATTGCGCCTTTGAGATTAAAGGCTCAACGCCCTTGCGCATTTGTTCTTCACGTTGCCAAGCATACTCCTGCATTTTTGGGTCGGCGGTTTGCCAAACATCGTGATAATCCTTCTTCCAACTAGCGGGCGCACGCTTCCAAACGGGTTCTTCTATGGGTTCTTCAACGGCTTTTTCTAAGGGTTTGTCATTAGAGGCAAATTTACCCGAGTCCTCACGTTGATACTTGGCGGGTTCGGCTACCTCATCAAATTGTTGTGAAAGTAACTCGCGGCGATTATCGGGCGCTTCTGATGGAATAATGGGTTCTGTAGTATCCAAAATTTATCTCCTGTGATATTTCATCTGATTGGCTTGCTCACGCAATGAATTCATTATCTTGTTGGCTTCGTTGTGGGTCATGTTGCCCAATTGTTGAGCCAATACCTCACGCCGCTTCTCGTTTGAGGGGGCGGTGAGTTTTGTTTCCATTGATTCATTGCCCACCTCGATACATCCATTGTTTTTGAGATGTTCACGGTGTCGGCTACGGCTCTGAATCATTGAGCCATCAATCATTGATTGATAAGGAGAAATGTCGCCCATTATCATGGGGGCATCAATATCGTCATTGGTTTTGTGTTTTTCAACCAATTCGCCATTACGCATAACGTAAGTTGTTCTCATAGTAGCAAAATTTCCTCGTCATCTGATTCGATGTGGTCGTCCCAAATTAACTGCATTTTGTCCAAATTAGACACCATTTTGTCGATGTCCGTCAATGTAACATTTTGCTTGGTTGCGATTGTAGCAAATGTTTCAACATAGGGCGCAATTATTTCCTCGGGTATTTTGCCCTCAACAATGCGCTCATATGCCGAAATGATTTCATCCCTACGCTTTTTGTTTTTCTCTTGCTCGCGTTTGAGTTGTTTCTTTAGCTTATCGGGGCCTGGATCATGGGTGTCATCAAGGTAAATGACGGGGATTGGGGGCGTTACATTGCCAACCGATCCTGTCGCCTGAACGCCCGTTAACTGAACAATGGTTGTAATTGAGGCAACAACATTCCCTACCGCGCCCGTTGCCGTAACACCATTGATGGCTAGTGAACCGATTGGGGTGAAAGAACCAACCAAACCCGTAGCCGATACGCCACTAAGGGAAACCGTTATTGATTCGCTCTCATTGCCCGCTAAACCCGAGGCTTGGACACCAACTAATTCAATGCTTACATTGTTGGCAACCGTACCAACCGCGCCCGTTGCGCTTACGCCCGTTATTGCGGTAGCAATTGCATCTACTAAAGAACCCGCCGCGCCCGAGGCTTGAACACCCGTTAATGCCGCACTTACGGCAACGCTCGGGCTGCCAACGCCGCCCGTAGCTTGATTGCCCGTTAATGGGAGGCTATCCCATTGAGCATCGTCCCAAGTACCCGTGCCCCAAGGCCCTTGTGCCATTACGCAATACGCAAAAGACCTGTGGACGCATCGTTAGTAGGCATGGTCAACGTGAAAGTTCCCGCCGTTACCGTTTGCGATCCAAAGTTATGAACGCTAACCGCCTTGTTACTCGCGCTTGAGTTATAGATTAGAACGGCATCAAATGCGGTTGTAACCGTCAAAGCAGTCCATGTAAAACTAGCCGAGGGTGTCCAATATGCCGTTGTGCCGCTTGTCGTTGGTGCGGTTGCATTAGTAACCGTGACCCCGCCCGCCGTGTAGCCCGTGCCCGATGTATTGGTAACTTCATTGGTTGCCGAATACGCCGTGGTTGCCGCACCCAAGCTACCCGTTGCAAAGTACAAAGCCGCCTTAAAGGTGTTGCCCGTACTAGGTGTGAAATTGTGAACCGCCGTAAGCAATTCACTCTTAAAACTCGTACACATTGCCGTTGAATTTGCCATTTTGTTTCCTTAAAAAGATGTAGCAGCGCCATCAGCAAGGGCCGCGTGCTTGAGTTGCACATGAACAGAACGATGCACTAATTCACCATCTAACCAATATTCAACCCAATTAGTTGTCTCGGTATCGGTGTCGGCTTGACCCTCGCGCTTCTCAAGCAAGGATTCATCCATTTCGCCTTTAGTGGTTGTAATCATTTCATAACCTCCATGCCAATGGCTTTACCATCGGGGCCGCGCACAATCCGCTTTGGCGCGGAAATCATGTCAGCCACGTTTTTCATCACTTGCGTGTTGTCACTTTGATTTTTCAACATTTCTTGCATCGTTCCAACGCTATTGTTGTGATTTTGCATAACTTGTTGATGTGAGTTGCTCACCGTGTTCATCATGGCCTCAATCATGCCTCGCAAGTCTTGATTCAAGGTAGCGTGCATTTGTTGTTGGGCATCCATATCTTCGGGCAACAAGGACGCGGAATGGCTAATTTGAGCCACGCGAATCTTGGTGTTGGCATCCAACTCGGCTTTAAAGCGTTCCATTTGTTGCTCACGCTCAAGTTTTGCACTTTCGAGTTGAGCATTAAATTGAAGTTGTTGCGCATCGGCTTGAAGTTTAGCTTGTTGCAATTGAGCATCAAACTGCGCTTTAGCCTGTGCCACTTGCATATCCGCTTGAACCCGCATTTGTTCGGATTGTTGTTGCGCTTGCAACTTCATCATTTCGGGGTCGGGCTTGGGCGGTTGCGGTTGCGCCATCTTTTGCTTGATTTGGTCAAGGGTTTGGTCGATAACGCCTTCAAGTTCTTGTGATGACTTGAATGCACTAATGCCAAACTTCATAATCTCCATCAAAACGGGGGTCATTTCGGGGCTTGATTGTGCAACGGGCATTGCTTGTTGTAAGAATCCCGCAAACGCACCAATAAACTCGGTACGCTCGCGCTTCATTGCCGCTTCGTCCAATTGAACCAAACTATCCGCTGCCACCTCAATCCTGAAGTTGCGCAAAGGCTTATCTTTAAGCAATTGCAACGCTTGGGGAATCATTTGTTGATCGACGGGTTGCATTTGGCTTGCCGCCGCATATTGCAATATGGTTTGCGGTTGGAACTTGGTGCAAATGATTTGCGCCTTGAGTCTAATCAAGTCGGAGGCAAACAAGGCCACTTCCTCTTGCATCGAACGCAATCTAAGGCTTGCAAATTGTCCCTTGATTTGTTGGGCGGTCGCGGTTTCGCTTGCAACCGATGCACCCCTCAAGATGTCCGACAAACCCGTGATTTCATAGATTTGTTGCTTGATTTCTTGTCTTGCTCGGTAGCATTGAAGCAAAGCATTAGCCAATGTATCCAACGGCAAAAGGTCAATAGCACCCTTCAAACCGCCTTTTTCACTAAACGCCATCCATTTGTCAACGGGAATTAAAGAGTTGTTATCACCCTCGGTCAACAATCGTTGCAATGCGGGAACGCTTGAATCGTAAACACCCCGAACACGCAAAGACTTAACCAAACCATCAATGCGGTCGCTCAAGATGTCCAACTCATTAGCTTGGTCTTGATAGAGTACAAAATCGGGAACGGGAACAAGGCTATCGCTTGTCATCGTTGCATATAAAGGCTTACAACATGGGAAAAATTGCTCTAAATCTAACGGGTCATCGCGTACATCAATAAACTTGTTGCCTTGCTTGCTAAACCAATAGACCTTGGCGGTGTCTTTGTCCCATAATTCGCAAATCTTTGCCCGTGTATATTCTTTTTGGCTACTTGCGTAATTGGATAAAGGATCGGGGCCGCTATCCAATGGGATATTGCGTGCCGCTTCCTCACCAAAACGCTCAACCAATGCGTCTTTGGTCATGTAAACCCAACGCCAAACTTGGGTTACTTCTTCCCATGTACGGGCAACGCTGTGACCAAAATCGGCCCAATGGACGTAATCAGTTGGTGCGCATTCATACTCAATTTGTTCCATCGGCCCAACTTCGCTTGCCGTGAAATCTTTGCTTTCCGCTTCGTCCGCATCTTCGGTGACTTGCAAGCCATCATCGTTTTCGGGGGTTTCGGGCATTCCAGGCACTTCGACAACGTGCGGCTCATAACGAACCCAAGCTACGCCTCGGCCTCCCAAGAACCGATCTTCCACCGCATGGCGCATTGTGCTTCTAAAATCCGTGTAATGCTCGATCTCAAAGTCCAATGCACGCTCAACCAATATAGACGCAACACGCCCAATTGGGTCATTATCGCCAAACCTACGGCTAACGGTAGCCTTTGGCATTTTGCTATAAACGGCGGGGATTAGGGTTTGTACGTTTGACCAAAGAATATTGAATTTAGCGGTGTCGTTGCCGCTTGCGCTTCGGGTGTCATCCCGATAGCGCCTAATAATCTTCTTGGTGCGTGCTTCCCACTTCTTAAACTCGTTGTCGTAAGTGGCAATTAGGGTGTTGTACTTGTCAACTTCCGTTGGGACTAATTCAGCCATTTTGTTTCCTTTTCAGCAACTTCATGCGGCTGTCATTTGTTCTCAGGCTTTGCAGTTTTAGCAGCGTCTTTGAAATCTTTAGCGGTAGGGGCGTCTTTACTGCCCACTTTGTTCATCTTCTCGCCCGAACCCGCCTTGATCCGTTCCTGTTTTGCCAAAATATTGGCATAAAGTCCAGCTTTAGACATGATTAAGCTGAGAAGATGCCAACCGCCAACACTTCAACACCCGCGCCCGTGGTGATCTTCCATGCACCATTTCTAGACCGCGCATTTAATTCAATGTCGTATTGACCAATGCCACCACCAGGCAAGGCGGGCAATATCGTATGGCTAAAGCCCGTGCCATCAAGAATGATGACGTTGCCCGTTGCGGCGGTTGATACGGTGCAAGCTAGGCGGTGAATGTAATCCCCCGCTGCGCCCGTGCCGCCCAACACTTGAGCCGTTTGACTTGCGGCAACGTGTTCATATTGGTATGCGTAAGGTGTATTTATTCCACTCATATTCGATTACTCCTAGCGGTTTGTTTGTGGATTGCCCACATATCGTTCATTGTGACTTCGTTTTCAGGGCCAACAATCAACACTTTACTCGGGTCTGGCGGTTTCTCTTTAGGTTCTTCCCGCCAACTAATAGCTAACATCCTCATGGCATCGGCGGGGTGACTTGTCCAATCGTGCTTTGGCGTTTGCCTGAAAGCCTTTTTGTCCTCGTCATACTCACGCTGATATTGCCTCAACGCCTCAATGCCATCCGCGCATTTCTCGGCATCAAACCAACACCTTGGCAATGCCATCCTCACGGCTTGAATGCCATCTTGAACCGTCAAACTAGGCACAATCGCCAAGTTGTTAATGCCCAAGTGCGTTGCCATTTGCTCAATTACCGACTTCCCACCGCTTGCCAAAGTCCTTGCCCTTGCATCATGCGGTAGGTAGTGTTTTCCGTAATTGTAGGGTTTTTCTTTGATTTTTGATACAAATTCTTCAATAGTTCCACCAGAAAGGGCAAAAAAATCAACAATATGGATTTCCCCACCAATGACTTGATACCACCAAATCGCCGTGTCATCGGTATGCCCCAAGTCCCAAGCGGTATGTGTTTTGACCTCAATTTGGTTCTCAACCTTAGTGATGCGCCCATCTTCGCTCACCTTGCGCATCTCCGTTCCCCATATAGCACCAATGATTGCCGCCTCAAAGCTGCACTCATATTCTTGCAAATATTGATCTTCCGCTAGTTGCGCTTGTGCCGCTTGCAACTCGGATTCGGGCAATAGCTTAGATTTACTTGCGGGAAGTGACAAGCTAAACCATTCATTCGGTAGCTTGCGGCTTGTTTCGTAAATGTTCCAAAATTGGTTTTTCCCCTTGGGCGTGCCCCCAAAGACGCACCACCCCTGTTTATCGGATAGGGCGGGCCTTACCACGTTACCCCAAACGCTAGGCTTGAAGTCGCCATATTCATCAAGGTAGAGGCCATCAAATCCCAATCCACGCATGGCATCGGCATTGTCCGCACCAAATAGCCTAATCTTTGCCCCGTTAAGCAATTCAATGATTAAGTCGGCCTCATTGGTCGATTTGGCAATAGGACGGGAAAAATACTTTAGATAGTCCCACGCCACGCTCTTTGCTTGGCTTCGGTACGGAGCAACATACCCAAATAAGGGCATTGGGCTTTTGCAAGTGATTGCCGCCCTAATGATGTCGTTGATAGCCGCTACGGTCTTTCCCGCCCTTCGGTGAGCAACTAAGCAAGCCCATCGCTCGGTTCTAGCGTGAAAATCCCTAAATTGCTTTCTAGGGCTATATGGGATTTCTATGATTCCGCTTGCCATTTGATGACCATTTCTTGAGGGCCACCATCCGCGCCCGTGACTTCCGAGCGTGCCAACTTGGGCACATGGTACTCAACAACGCTTTGGAATAACTCAAACGCCTTGGCGGGGTTTGGCTTTATGTCGTTTGTTATATCACCCTCGGCAACCGCATCAAGCCATTCTGCGAGCCTGTGCGCGTTTCCATCCACAAATGAGGCTATGGCTTGTCTTGCCTCTTGCGTGACCTTGTTGGGCACTCCTGATGGCCTTCCGTTCGGATTATTGGTCTTTCCCTTGCGGCTTTGTTTAACTTTGTTGTTTTCAATCATTGCTTGCACCTTGTCGGGTGTATGGCTGTGGATAACTAATCCAAATACTTTAGCTTATATAGGGTTGAGTCTATGTTCTCTTGAATGTTATCCACAAGTTGATTTAACTCGGAGTCTTGGGGTAACTCTTTCCTTATGTCCATTACAAACTTGGACAAAGTTTCAAAATACTTTATCGGGTCATTGTTTGGGGGGTGATACTCATTAGGAAACTTCTTTAATTGCCCGTATTTGCCCATGTAAGCCTCGGCATAAGCGTCCGTTTGTTCGCTTATTAGGTCATAGAACGTGCCAAGAGCCATGTGCTTGCTAAAGCTATTGGTTGTCCAATGCATCAAGTGGGCGTTTGTGCCGCAATGTAGTAGTGCAAGGACAAAGTTTGAAACAAATCCCGAGTATTTTTCCATGCTTTTTCCTAAAAAAAGTGGTGAGATTGCATTTTAGTACACTCTCACCACAAGG